TGGATGTGCCCAGCAAGTGCGCCGTGCACAGCATGATTTGCCGTTGGCCCACGTTCAGTGTTTTGCACCACCACGCCGAGCTGGACGACGTCGGAGGTCTGGCCGGGGGCCGGGTTGTATTTGCAGTCATGCCAAGCCTGGCGCGCTGAGTTGATTTTCATGCTGCCTGCCCCTTCTTCAGTTCGCGGGTCTTGGCCCGGTATTCGGCGGTGATCGCCTTGAGTTCGTCTACGGTGTGCTTTCGCGGTTCGTGGTCGGATTCAAGCGCCTCGACAGCCTCCAAGCCGATGCGGGCGATCAGCCCAACGCGGAAAGCTTGAGAAACCGTCGATCCCTTGTGGGCGTACTTGGACGAGCCGGCATTGCAGCTTTTGCACTGCAACCAGATATTGCTCGGCACCAGCCGTAACTCCGGCCGGGCGCCCTTGCCGAGGAAGTGACCTGCATCGAATGCACCGCCAGTCTTCCAACCCTGGGCGGCCAGGATCTCTTCTTGGCTAAGGCCGCAGCTCATACAGCCGCTGCCGATGCTCAGCTCATAGGTGCGCCGGTAATCCCGGACAGCCTTTTCAGCCTCCTGTACGAATTCGCCGCGGCTCTTCAGCTTCTCCTTGCGAACCTTGATCTCCCGTCGCTCGATGTCCGCCAGAGCTTTGCGAGCCTTGACCTGATGCACTGGAGCCATTGCCAGTGCGCATGCCGGACTGCAAACCTTCTGTGTGGTGTTGAACGTCGGCCTGAACTCAGCCGAGCAGTGAGCGCACTTGCGGGCTTTTTTCTCCTTCACACCGGCAAGCATGGGCATTCCCCCTCTACGCATCCCACACAGCGGTTCAGGGGCTCTGGATGGGCACGATCAACCTTGATCAGACGATTGGCTTCTTCCTCGGACGAAACCATGAACGCCGGAGCGCTCTCGCCCGGGCGGTAGACGTGCAGGGAATTGGACGTGCCAGTGACGAGCTTGATGACATAGCCGTTCATGACTGCAGCCCCTTATCCCGCGAATTGCCGAGCAGCGACTTCTGCCCCTCGTCCAGCTTCCAATCAAACTTCTCCTTGCAGCCTGTGGCGCACTGGCGAAGGTTGAGGCTTGGCATGCTGACCATCGGTTCGCCGCAATCTGGGCACGGTTTTCCTTTTGGGGAGTCGGTCATGCCGTCCACCATGCACAAGCAAACACAGCGCAAACCCACCAACCCAAGATGGCGGCACCCTTCCAGAGGTTCTTGCGAAACTCCAAGGCAATAATTTCACGGGTCGCCAGATGGCATGCGCTCATCCATTGCTCACTGATCTTCTCGCAGCCGAGGGACCAGTCAATCTTGTCCGTGAATGCGTAAATCTTTTTAGTGGCACTGCTCATACCCAGCCTCCCTGAAACTCAATGCACAGCTCTGGACGCTCATAGGCTTTTGCCATGAGGGTGGTGAAACGAGTGGTGAGCCTGATTAGGGTCTTCATGCTGCCTTCCTCCGCTCGCCGTAGATCGCCATCATCAAATCGTCTGGATGCGGCAGCAGCAGTTGCAGGTACTCGGCGCAATAGGCGTCCAGCAGCTCCAGATAGGTCGTCATCTGCACGGTGGTGAACTTGCTGGTCTTGGCCCGACCAACGCGGAATGTCGAGCCGTCAGGAAGCTGTACCGGGTGAAGCTCAGCGGGCCACAGCTTCGCGACCAAGATTTCATGCCATTGCTCGGCGCTGGCCAACTGGCCGAACGATTCGCGCAGATGGGTCTGGATCAGGCCGTTCCACTGCCACAGCAACCGGTTTTGCGCATCGCTGCGCTTGTTCCGGCTTTCGCTGATAGACACCTTGCGGGGCTTGGCGAGGTCGATGTTCTGGATGAAGCCCATCAGACGCATGCGGTCGGATTCGGTACGGAGCTGGTGGTCAGCCATTGGAGGCCTCCTTGCTCAGGCTCAGCACCATGTCAATGGCATCAGAAACCTGCTCTCCAAGGTGTCCTTCGCCGTCGAACACGATCTTATTTCCGCCCTCGTCGAACACATCAACCCATCCAGCATGGCGCTCAACCACAACCTCGATGCTCCATGCTCCCGGCAGAACCTCAGCTGCTCTCTGGAGTTGAGCGTGCAGGCTGGCATCCTTGCGCAGCCCTTCGCACTCAGCCTTGAGCTCAGCGATCTGCTTGCCTCTTTCCTCGGAAGCAAAGCTGACTTGGTTGTAATTTGTGCAGACCTGCTCATGCGCTTCGCGGAGCCGTTCGTTCTCGGCGATCAGCTCCAGCAACACATCTGGCGCCAGACTCACATCAGAGAAACCAGTTGCAGCTTCGGCCAGCGCCTTCAGCTTCTTGATATCGATGCTCATGACCAGTCCTCACAGTCGTAAATCCGCTCGTATTTCAAAGGCGCTCCCCGCACCCACATGAAGCCAAGGGCTGGCATTGCAGGTGAAGGTCCTATCAGGGTCCACAATCCTCCGCGCATACGCCGCCAGAACTTGAAACGGGAAAGGCTCATACAAGCTCCTTAGGCACGCTCACTGTCTCGCCGAGTACAGAGGCGACGACTGGCTCTTCCGGGTATGGCATCCAGTGCGAAGGCGTTTCCAAGCCATCCATGCGATCAACGCCCCAATGGCCGAAACCGAATGCATCGATACGGTACTGGCCTTCTTCGTCGCCTTCCCATTCATCGCGCTCTTTGTCGGTCATGAGCGAGTCTGCATCGGTCAGGCGGCCCGGAATAACGCCGTTGCGCTCGTTGAAAAACAGAACGTCGACGTGCTTGGGGCATGTATCCATTGGCTGCCATGTCGGCAGCGCCTCGCCGGAGGCTTGCCATGCCCACCACGCGTAATACAGCGCATCCGTCGTGTATGTTTCCTCTTTCCGGCAGCGCTGGATGTCGGATACGGATATCCCTACATCCGCCGCAATGGCCACTTCGAATTCGTCACGCATTTTCAATTCACTCATCGCCCCACTCCCCGCTCAATATGATTGCCACGACGTTGGCTGCCGTCAGTACGGACCTGTCTGTGATCTGCGCTATTGGTTTTGGTTTTCATGCAGCCTCCTGGGCGGCCCAGCGCTCATTGAGCTTTTTTGCGAATTCACCCAAGGCCCATTCGGCTTCGCTGTGCTGGGCAAAGCGCTCGGTTTTGGCGCGGTTGAGTGGGAAATGGAGGTTTCGCAGGTACTTCTCACGATCGCCGCGCTCCATCCAGCTGGTGATCAGCTCTTCCAGCCCCTCTCCTACGCGAATCACGTGAGGGCGCTTTTGATGCTCGCCAGCGGTGATGTAGGCGGCATAAGTGGCAAGACTCCAGTGCTTGCGGATCGCTGATCCAATCTCCGCGGTCGAGTAGGTAATCTCGCCATAAGTCCCGAAGTAGCTGATCAGTCCGTGGAATAGCTCGCCGTTAATCATTTCCGGCCGGCCGTAGACGAATATCACCGGGCAGCCGGTGGCGCTCTGGGCGTCCAATGCCTTCTCGCGCTCTACCTGAGAGGGTCGCGGACCTTTCACCTCAACGAAAACGCCGGCCGCTGGCAGGTAGAAATCAGGCATGTATCCGCCGTGGCGGGTCTGGACCGTCTGAGGCTCGTAAAGCCAGGTCACGCGCAGGGCATCCATCATTGCGGCCCATCGGGTTTCGGAGTGGGAGCGCATTTCGTAAGCGCCGTGACGGAAAATTGTTTGCTGCGATTCCTTTCTCATCAGAAATTCACCTTCACGACGTTGTTTTCACGGGTATGGCTTGCGAGAGGCATGAATCGGGACTTAGCACCCTGGAAGGCGGTAGGCACCATGCCGATTTCGCCATCACGGTTTTTGCGGATGATGATTTCGCCAATGCCCTTGTCTTGGGTATTTGGGTGATACACCTCGTCGCGGTACACAAACATCACGATGTCAGCGTCCTGCTCGATGGCGCCTGACTCTCGCAGGTCGCTCAGCACCGGGCGCTTGTCAGGGCGCCCTTCACAGCCTCGATTGAGCTGGGACAGGATGATCACCGGGCAGTCGAGTTCACGCGCGAGAAGCTTGATCTGGCGCGACATGGCGGTGACCTCTTCCGTCCGGCCTTTGCCATCCCCCTCGACAAGGCCGAGGTAGTCAATGACCACAAGCCCCATCCCGCCCATGCGATGCGACTGGCGCCGGGCGATGGAGCGGATGCGAGGCATGGTCATCACCGGGACATCCGATACCGCGATGGGGGCATCCCGAAGGCGCAGGACGGCGGTATTCAGCTCAGTGGCGTGGTCGTTGCTGCACTCACCGGTTTTCAGGGAAGGAAGAGGAATCCCGCCCACTGCCGCCAGTAGGCGATCCATCAGCTGGGCCTTGCTCATTTCCAGGCTGATCACCAGCACCGGCTTCTTCTGGTTTATCGCCACGTCGGCAGCGATGTTCATGGCCAGCGTGGTTTTCCCCATCGCCGGGCGCCCTGCAACCACGATCATCTGCCCGGACTTGAGCCCCTGCGTGTAGCCATCCAGGTCAGGAATTCCAGTTCCAAGACCGTCGATGACTACGCCAGCCGCAAACTTGTCGAGACGGCCCTGCAGTATCTCGATGTGCTCGATCAGGATGTCGCCGACCATCTGGCACTCGCCATCGCTCCCGCTGCTGTCCAGGCCGAGCACGATGGATTGAGCCAGCGAGATTTTGTCCTCGATGCTCGCCTCTTCGTGCGCTACCTCGTTGATCCGGGCTGCCGCTGCGGACATCAGGCGGCACACAGCGCGCTCTCGGATGATCTTGGCGTAGACCCTGGCATTCGCCACGCTGGGCGTGCTGGCCTGAATCTCTGCGGCGTAGGCCATTACCCTGGTACCGCTCGCCAGCTCGGCACGGCGGTCGTGCAGGGTCACGATGTCGACCGGCTGGCCGTCTGCGTGCATTTCGAGGATCAACCGGTAGAGCTCGGCGTTGTCGTCCCAGGCGAACGCCTCGGCGGACAGATCCTCGCTCAGCACGTCGATCAGGTGGGGCTGGCACAACATTGCGCCGATGACGCCGTGCTCTGCCTCAAGGCTCTGAAGGTCCATCATTGGGCAGCCTCCGACACTTCGCGGAAGACTGCGCGACTAACGAGGGCCTCAAGACGCGGCGCGACGTTGGCGCCACGGAAGAACACCTGGCTCCGGTTATTTGCTTTTTGGAAGAACGGGAGCCAGAAGCCCTGCCCGCTCTGGTGAGCCGGCGACTCGTTCCAGCGCTCGGCGATCATGCTGCGCAAAACCTTGTCGCTCGCGACGGTGACGGCCGGCAGGTTCGGGCAGACCTTGTGGTACAGGTCGATGATCTTGTCCACCGGGACACCGGCCTCAGACGCGCCACTTGGATTCTTTTTGAATTCGCGACCCAGCCAGTTGACCAGGAAGCGGCGCCAGTCCTTTTTCGGCTTGCTCCCACTGGCCCAAGCGGCGGCACGCTTGATCTCGGCCTCAACATCGGTCGGCGAGTAGGCTTCCGCCCACTTGGTGATCAGGGTGGCGTCGACTTCGAAATCTTCACCATCGAACGAAACCAGTGGTGCTGGCTTTTCGGTTTTGATTTCAGGCTGGGTGGGTTCCGCCCCTTGGGGGGCAGTAATCTGTTTCGTAGAAACAGTTACTAGGGGTTCTTTCTTTGTATAAAGAAGGGAGTCGTCGGATTTGGTCTGTCTCGCAATGCTGACGACTCGGGCCGAATGATCCGAGTCGGACGATATGGTCTGATTCGGACATTCATTTTTGATGTCGTAGAAGATCCATTCAGAGGGGTCGCTGATACCGATATCGCCACGGGCTCCGCCAACGCGGTAGAGAACCCGGCGCTTGAGCAAGTGACTGATGGCCTTGGAAGCGACGTCAGGATGAATGTTGGTCGCCTTGGATATCTCGGTAGCCTGGATGCGAGCTTCGGGCACATGGAAGCCTATGGTGGCTCTGGCCACGTACAGTGCAACCTTCAGCTCTCGCCCAGGCAGATCGACAACCATCAAGGCTTCGATGAGCTTGTTTTCCATCCGGGTGAAACCCCCGGTGATTTTGAGAGGAATGACATTGTTCATGGGCGAGCGCCTTCCGACGACGCCAGGAAAGCCTGGAGATGATCAAGGCATTCGCGCACGAGCTTATTTTTGGATGGTTTGGAGTACTGGAAGCGAATCTGCTTCGCGGCGCTCATTGCTGCGTCTAGGTGGAAATTGCAGCGCGACACGTTTTGCGATCGAACGAATCGTGTCGCGACACTGGCGGGGGTATTGACGATTGATTGGGTAGTGGGCATTATTCGCTCCAGAACGCTGTATTAAGTGCTGCACATGAAACCGACCTGATCCGTCGGTTTTTTTGTGCCTGCGATTTGAGATCTTTAAGTGTCACTTTTGAGGCCCTCTTTGGGCGTCAATTGGTACAGCTTGGCTTTGGGTCGCCTCATAAGTGAGGGTCCTCCCATTGCCAGAAACTCGATGGCAATCGCCTCGAGCGCTTCGTCGATGTCTAAGCCCTTCTTCAGTGCAAAGGCCGCGACTCTCCGCTTAGCACCATCAGTCAGGTGCTCGTAGTCAATTTCAGGCATTGGTCACCTCCAAAGTCCCTCTATGCAGCGCTAGACTTCTTCTCGTCCTTGCTGAGCGCTTCGATTGCACCGTTTTCAACAGCCCACTCGATCATTTCGTACAGATAGGTGGCGTGCTGCATCTCTGCGCGCTCCGCTGCTCTGTGCAGGATTCGGTCAAGGGTTTTGTTGAAACGCACCTTCCGAGGCGTGTCACGCTTGTGTGATTGATCGGCGTACATGTGTTGCTCCTAGCGGCTGATGAAGTTGGTTTAGGCTGCGGATTTCTTTTCTGTGGCTTTGAGCTTGCCCTTGGTGAGGACTTGAAGCTGGTACTGCCTGGAATCGGGCACGTACTCCCCCCACTGAGTTACAGCGCTCGGATTGATGAGTAGTGCGTCAGCGAGTTTCTTTTTCGAGCCGAAGTGGGCGGCAGCATCTGAGGTCTTCATGGGTTCGCTCCTTTAGCGATTAACGTATTTAAGCATGCTGAATAACGAACATCAATACGAGGCGCTCAAGAAGAGCATGCTAAAGTTAAGTTGGCTTAATATTCAGGGCATGACTAGACACGAACGAATTGCCCACGCGATCAAGCACAGCAAGAAGCTGAAAAAGGACATCGCCCGCGAATGCGGCGTCTCCCCATCTGCCGTGACACAGTGGGTGACAGGCGATAGCAAGGGTCTCAAGCCCGAAAATCTATTCGCGCTGGCTCGCGCCACTGGCGTTAGCGCCGAATGGCTTGCTGATGGCGCGGGTGGAATGACAACCGATACATCCGGCTTTGACGCCAACGTCGAGATGGCTCTTCAGCCTACCCGGTCGTTCATGTATCCCGAGATAAGCTGGGTTCAAGCAGGAAGCGCCAGGGAGGCGGTTGAAATGGTCAACGTATCTCTATGCCCTCAGCATTCCTCAGACGTTTGGGCTGGCGAGGATGCGTTCTGGCTCCGAGTGTCGGGCAATTCGATGACCTCGAATTCCGGCAATTCCTTCCCGGAAGGCTTCTTGATCCTGGTGGCTCCCGACATAGAGGCGCGCCAAGGTCAATTCGTTGTGGCTCGCATGATCGATTCAAATGAAGCGACGTTTAAGCAGCTCGTCCGTGACGCTGGAGAGCTATATCTGAAGCCGCTGAACCCCTCCTACCCAACAAAGCCAGTGGACGACACATGGGAGATCGTTGGCACCGTTGTCGATGGCAAGATGCCGAAGTCAGTTTTCATGATGTAGGTCTGGATTTCCGGCGCGACCGATATCTGCAGGAGTCAACCATGCCCCTCACCAAACCCAACCAACAGCTAAGCCGCGAACTCAAGACCCTAGCGCTTGATATCGAGCAGGCCGCAGACGAAGTGCTGAGAATCACTAAGGACTGCCGAGGTGTCGATGCAACAGCCGTCCTCATGCTGATAGCGAGGCTATACAAGGATGGAGATCGTATTGCAGCGCTGGCGGATGAGGTGAAAGCTGGAGGGATTGTGCGGGGGAAGGCTGGGTAGGTGGCGGGGCAGAAATTCCAATTCAACTGAAGGATGCAGATTGTGAGTGATGAGCCAGACAGCAAGCCTAAGCCGTCCACTCAGCAGGAGTTTAATCTCGCCGCGATGGAGGCGATCAGACATCTCGCAGAGTACACCGTAAAGATCTACCGCCTGGCAGGCGAGGCAGCCGTACAGTCTGAAAATATCGCCAGGACTTCCGGGCAAGAGGCAGCGGCGGACAGCATCAGAAATGCAGCCGATGAGGCCAGAAAGTCTGGTCTGCGCTACCACAATGCCGCACTCGACTTGTGGGAGGCGTTCCAGAAAGACGCTGGCGATGAGCTTGTAAGGCCTAGAGAGCTTCCGCCAAGGCAGAACGTGGATGATTGATGAGATGGATTTCACCAATAGAAGCGCCGACATCGGCAAAAACCTTGACTTCGCGCACCTAATGACCGGCATTGACAGCACTTCAAAACCGACTGATGATCGACCAATGAACGAGATAACGCGCGAAGAGATTAATGCCAAGCTTGAGGCTCTAGAATCCAGAATGGATTCCAGGGTGAGTTCTATTGGCGGAAAGATTGATGCGTTCCTGGCCGCTCAGGCTGAGCGTGATAAGGCAGGCGAGTACCGCTTTGGTCGGGTTGAGTCGGATATAGCAAGCATGAAATCCGACCTTAAGACTGCCGCCTCTGACGTCCATGGAATTCGCACTCATATAGCCAAGTACACAGGTGGCATTGCTGTCGCGGCAGCCATCGCAGGCATAGTGATCGGCGCGGTAATCCGATTCATACCAGCCTCCTAAACAAGCCCGGCCAAGCGCCGGGCTTTTTGTTGTCTGCGATCTGAAAGAGCACATTTGTACCCTTCCCAATTGCCATTTTCGCACAAACGAAATACTGTATATCCATACACCTATGGAGCAGTAATCTGATGGCGAAAGCAAAGGCAGCACCGAAAGCACCAACCACCTACGAGCTACTGGGCATGCGCATCCAGGCAGCCATCAATACACCGAAGGCCCAGCTGGCTAAGTCGGTCCTGCTCGAACCCTCGCCGAGTGACGACCCGGCTGACTGGGATCGCATCCTGGACGAGATCGCTGAAAACGAGAACGTAACCATCGCCCATCGCGACGACGGCCTTATCCAGCTGTTGTGGACTGTCACCAAAGAAGACTGACTCCAAGATCCCCTATGCCCGCCGCCGTGCGGGCTTTTTTGCGCCTCGCAATTCAGCAAACTTAATTATTTGATTCAGCTTGCTTGACTTGCAGAATTCAGCTTGCTAAATTTCACCCATCGCAGCGACACACAGCCACTGCGAAGGGCCTCAACAGACCCGCCACACGACTGGTGAAGCCGCCAGATAGCAAGGGGTCAGCGAAAGTGACCTCCCAGCCCCGGAAAGCGGGACCGACTGGAACCAAGATCTTTGAAATAGAGAAGCATCCCAGCGCTGCGCCAGTAGCGAGTCGCTGGGGCGAGATATGCCGGCCCGTGACTCGCGGGCCGGATGCTCTCCAGGTGGCCCTACTCAGGACCACGCGGAAAGCAGGAGAGTGAGATGCAGCTTCACATTGATGTTGATGCGACAAAAACAATCGCACTAATTGAATCCATGCTAGCCGACCTAGCTGCCCTTAAACAGATTCCCGAGTTTCCCGTCGATGAACTCCTTCGCCTTGGTGATGGCCTGCTCTCTCACCTCGCCGTAGGGGGCGGATGCGCCACAGTCGTTGCATGTGATGGTCGACTCGTCGTTCAGGTCGTCGGGGTGCTGGAAGTCTTTGCAGCCGCACTTGCTGCACTGAAGCTCTATGTTCATGCGGTATTGCCTCAACGGTTGTAGGGACTGGAGAGGCTAGCACGGCCCGGCGTGGGTAAATATCCGGGCACCTATTTACTGATGCCGCTTCGATGAGGCGGCATTGGAAATCAAAGGGAGGCACTTGATATGCCGAAACGAGCCTATGAATGCGGCTCCTGCAACGAAGTGCATGAGTTCCATCACAAAGCGGAGCGGTGCTGCCAGCCTGAGATCAACGAGGTTTGGCTGTGCGACGTTTGCGAGGATTCGCACGATGACAAGGAAGACGCTGAAAAATGCTGCGTCGGGAAGGTTAAAGCGCGCGGCGTTGAAACTGTTCGCTGCCCCTCCTGCTTCCGCGACCAAGAGCTGGTCCAGCACGCCATTGAGATTGAGGTGGCCGGACATTGCTCTGAATGCAACCCGCACTTCTCGATTGACGACACCTTCAAGATTGGCGATCTGGTCGATCAGCAAATTGCTGAAAACCTGAATCGCATGCACTGACGGACCTTTTCACTGATGCCCATCCAGAGCGGTGGGCATCGGGAAAACAACCGAGGGCAAGACAATGCCGCACCCAAACAGCCCCAACGGCTGCTACCAGCGCCACGGCTATACGGTTGAGCGAACGCCACGTAAGAGCGGCGCCGGCCACCACCGAGCGATCTACGACCAGAACGGTCAGCAGGTCCTGAGTCGTGCTGGATACGACGCAGAGATCCAGTTCTGCCGCGAGCAAGGGCTGATGCTGAAAGAGGATCAGGCCCCGCTGCAGTCCGCGTAGCTGTCATTGGCGGCGCTTGAAACGGAATGCATGGACCTGAGACGCGACAGCCTGTCGTTAACTGCCCGATCCTCTCTATGAGAGCGCATCGGTGTGTGATCTGCGGATCGGTTCGACGGTAAGAAGGCCGGTATCGCCACAGATATGCAGCGCAAGGTGATGGGCGCCCAGTAGCCAAGCGCGTAAGTCTTCCGGGTTAGATTCCCGGGCAGATCACACCCCGATGCGGACGAAACTGCGGCCTATAACCGCCCACCTTCATTCACCAACCACTCAGCACGGAGGATTTGCAGCCATGCACCAGTAACCGATCCACCCGCGTGACGCAGCAAGCCTGAAGGCTGCGCCCAACACTCATACAGGCAGCGGACAGCAGGGCCGACGATGTTACCGCGCATCAGCCGAAAGGTAGGCCCACCCCAAACGAAGACGAACACCGCAGGCGAGTCCGAGGGCATAGCTGGCCAGACTTGACGCATCCCGGGCAGCTCCGGGCGCCTGCAACCCTTCCCATCCGACACCACCCGCATGCACTCCTCCCCCGCGCCCATCGGCAACCAGCGGGAGGCATGAGTGTTGACGAATACAGGTGAACCAACCACTGAGGAATCAGAAATGGAATACATGGCAGCTCAAATGGATCGCCAGATCGAAGGCGCTCAGCTCGCATACGACGAGGCGCTTGAGGCAGGCCGAGCAGCGGCCTTCCCTTCAGCGCCTGACCACCAGTCTGGACGCGAGTACGGCGTAACCGTCCGTGATTACTTTGCGGCAAAAGCCATGCAGGCAATGATCTCCACCGCTGGAGCGCCATGCCTTTTCGGCCTTGATGACGCCGAGCATGACACTGCCAAAGCCGCTTACAAGATGGCGGACGCAATGCTCGCTTCTCGCGCCTTCCTGCACACCGCCTAACCCCAAACACTGGAGGTCGCCATGAGCGGCTGGATCAAATGCAGTGATCGACTGCCGGATCTGCCGAAAGGCGGCGGCAAGCACCACGTCATCGCCTACACGCCAGCCAGACAGGCTCAGCGATTTGCGAACGGATCACGCTTCCTCTACTGGAACGGCATCGACTGGCGCTACCCGGACGGCTCTCGTTTCGAGCATCGCGTAACGCATTGGCAACCCTTCATCACCCCGCCCGCCGAATAACGCCACTCTGGAGGCAACCATGAACGCAGCACTGAAGATTTGTCAGGCCATGCACGACGCGCAGTTGCCTCCGATGGTGAGCGAGAGCGCGCAGGAAGTGGCTCGGGCTGAGTGGCTGTACAACGCGACCGAGCAGTTGGTGCGGTTCGGCTGCGATGTCTCGTTCCAGCGCCGCATGCGGCCGGCTCAGGGCGTCACGCTGGCCCAGCTCGCTCTGGCAGTTGATGAGCATGCAAACGGACGGCTTGCAGACTGCGAGGTCACCACGGCTTCGCTGGGCTACCTGCTGATCGCCGCCGAGCGCGGTCACGCTGACAAGGTCGCCGCCGCCGAACTCCTCGGCCCCAGCGACCACCCACTGGGCAAGCTTGGCGAAATCGCAGAGGGCCTACTTCGACCCCTTGTCGATGACGCGCTGATCGCCCAGGCCGAGGACAACGAGCTATGAGCAATAAGGTAGCACTGGCCCGGCTGGGCCTTGAAATCGCGAAGATGCGCAAGTCCTGCACGCCGGTGCCTGACCGAACTTTCGCGATGGGGATGATCGAGATGGCCGAGTTTGCCGAGATCATCGACGTCCGCACCGCCAATCGTTATCGGGATGCGCTGGACGCCAAGTTCGTCGAGCGGAACACGCATCTGAAAGGAGTTTCGGCATGACAACCCCTCTGGTGAAAACGCTGGTCGATGAGCAGCTCGACGATATCGAGCGCCGCATTGCGATTCTCGGCTTCGGCCTGCCCTTCAACGAAGTGATCGGCCGCAAGCGCGAGGATCTGGTCGACAACCTCCCGCAGCGCCTGTCGGTGACCATGAAGGGCGGACGCATCGCGGTGAGGGCTCGGCCATGAACCTCGTTTACTGGATTCTCGTCGTGCTTCTGGTTGCCGGTGCAGGCGCCTATGGCGTCGTTCGCGATGGTCAGGGCACTTGCCAGGTGCCGCGCTCCACCACCTACAACGTGTTCCGATGACCAGTCTTCAGCGGGCGCGCCGCATCCTGATTCGGCGCGGATCGTTTCGAGTTCTCGCGATTTACACCTTCCTGATGCTGCTCAGCGCCCTCGCCGATCGCATCACTCAATAACACAAAAATTTCAGCGCCCCGCAAGGATGGCGCGGGAGACCGTCATGCTCGCAGCAATTGCAGATCGCATCCGTTCCAAGTCCTACGAACTTCCCCTCTCCCGTGATTACGTCCGGCACTGGGGCTTGAAAGAGGCAATTCGGGAGCTTGTCCAGAACGCTCTGGATAGTGAATCGCCGTTCGAATACGCCTTCGCCGATGGCCAGCTGTTCATAACCAGCCGATTTGCACGACTCGAAGCCAGCACACTTGTGCTGGGCAGCACCTCCAAAACAGACCGCACTGATGCCATCGGCAGCTTCGGCGAAGGCTACAAAATTGCCCTGCTGGTGTTAACCCGCAATGGTTACGACGTGAAGGTTCTCAACGGGAATAAGCAGTGGGCGCCCGAGTTCCGGCATAGCGATCAGTTCGATGCAGAGGTGCTGTGCATCAACGAGACACCGGCTCACCGCCAGAATCAGGGCGTTGAATTCATCGTTTCAGGGCTTACCGAAGATGACGAGGCCGAAATTCGCAGCATGTGCCTGCGGATGCAGCCACCGATGAGTGACGTAATCGGCACAAAATACGGCCATATTTTGCCATCCCGCCCCGGGAAGCTTTACGTCGGCACGCTCTTCGTGTGCGACACCGAGCTGACCTACGGCTACGACATCCTTCCTGAACACCTGCAGCTTGAGCGTGATCGTCAAACCGTGTGCGGCTGGGACCTGAAACAGGTCTCCAAGAACGCCTGGATCGACACTGATCGGCTGGAAGACGTGGCAACGATGATTGAGGCCGGCATTCCAGATGTCGAGTACGTCGAGTACGGCAGCACTGAGCTTGTGAAAGAAGCTTGCTACAAACTGTTCCAGCAGAAACATCCTGGCGCAATCGCCGTTCAATCCCAGGAAGAGCTGAACAGTCTGGTCAAGCAAGGCATGACCAACACCGTAGTGGTGAGCAGAACCTTTCACTCTCAGGTTTCCAACTCGACCTCATACAAGCAACAGGTCGCCCACGTCGTTGCCATCCAGACGCCGAAAGCGGCGCTGGAAGAATGGTATCGCGACAACAAGAAATATATGAGCAGGCTGCCGGCAGCTTCCTTCAAGGAGCTGGTCAAGCGCGCTGACGGCTGGAGGAACAAGTGATGTCCACGAACATGCAGATCTGGGACAAGGTCAGCACGACCGATACCCGTTACACCAAAGCCGCCGAGGTTGGCGGGCAGAAAATCACCAGCCTCAACGGCACGGCGATGATCATGAAAGCGACTGAGGTTTTCGGCCCGGTCGGCATTGGCTTCGGTTGGTCGATCGTTGAAGAACGCTTCGATGAGGGTTCCGAAATGGTCAGCGGCGAAGGCGACAAGCGCCTGGTGCTCGGTCGCGAGCTGAACCACACCATCAAGATTCGTTTCTGGTTCGAACTGGACGGGAAGCGCGGCGAGATCGAGCAGTACGGCTGCACGCGCTACCTCTACAAATCGAAGTACGGCACCACCACAGACGGGGAGGCGCCGAAGAAGTCGCTGACCGACGCCATCAAGAAATCTCTGTCGATGCTCGGCTTCAGTGCCGACGTGTTCCTCGGGATGTTCGATGACCACACCTACGTCGAGCAGCTCAAAGAAGAACAAGCGATCGAGCAGGCAGTAGACAAGGACGCCGAAATCCTTCGTCAGAAGCAGGAGCGACTGGACTGGCTGAATTCTGCGGTGGAAACGATGAGCAAGGCCGTGACCGCCCACGAACTGAAAATGCTGAACGTCAAATACATCCGCGAGGCGACCCGCCGCAACGAGCCGACTTTCATCGCCCGAATCACTCGCGCCTTTGAAGAGCGCAAAGCGGCCATTGAGCCCGGCAAGGAGAATGCAGCATGACCCAGCTCTACGCACTGACCGGCAAGCTCGCCGAACTTCAGGGAATGGCAGACACCGACGACGAGGGCCTGAAAGAGGCCCTGCAGCACGCGATGGACGAAATACAAGGCGAGTTCGAGGTGAAGGCCGACAACATCGTCATGCTGCGCCGCAACATTGAAAGCGACGTGACCGCCATCGACACCGAGATTGAGCGGCTGACCGAGCTCAAGCGCATCAAGTCCAACAGCGTTGCGCAGATCAGCGATTACCTGCGTCGGAACATGGAAGCCGCCAACCTCAAGTCGATCAAACGCCCGCTGTTCACCATCACCTTGGCCCTGGGCAAGGAGAAGGTCATCGTCGACAACGAGGACGCGGTGCCCGACGAGCTCACATCAGTGAAAACCAGCATTGCCCCGGACAAGAACGCGATCGCCGCCAAGCTCAAGGAAATTCGCGAGCACAACGAAGCTGTGCGCAAGCGCATGGCCGCCGGCGAAGACGCAGAACACGAACTGCTCGAAGAACCTGCCTACGCGCATTTGGAGCGCGGCGACAGCTCGATCCGGATCAAGTGAGGCCAGCATGATCAGCAACCACCTCAGCCTGGTCGAATCCCTTCGGCCAAAATCCAACGAGCTGGCGACGCAGGTCGAAGAGTTCCTGGCCGCCGGCGGCAAGATCGAAGAAGCCGAGCCCATCGGCTACAAGCCCAAGCCGATCAGCTACAGCAACCAGATGCCGCCGGCGCCGAAGCCATTCGTTCGGCGTCGGGCGCCTGCCCCGCCTCAACCGCTGTCAGCTCAAGACATTCGCCATCAGGAGCGCATGCAGCAGCTCGAACGGATTCGGGAAATGGCGCCGACGCACACGCAGGTTGAGATTGTTGAAGCGCTCGGCATCAGCCGCCGCACGCTCTACAACATCGCCCAGGCCCACAACCTGACGTTCAAGAGTGCAGCTCGCGGCCGCCTGACCGGCAAAGACCGGGAGGAACATCTGGAAGCCCGCGACGCGAAGTTCGCCGAGCGGATCCGTGCATTCCTTGAGCTGGGCATCACTCGCCGGCAGGTGTGTGGACGCCTCGGCATCGCCAACAAAACACTCGAGCGGATTCTCGCCAATCACGGCATCGATTATCCGAAGGCGCGGCGCGGCTGTACTTCATGCGCCGCATAGCTCGCACCCAGCAACGCAAACGACAGACCTGGCTGGACTTGCCGGCCAGCGGAATTGAAGAGGTAGGCCATGGCAGCCGCGCAGAAAGAACGATCGGCAAAGACTGCGGCGAGGCGAAAGACTCGCGGCGAGGAAGAAATCAGACTGCATTGCATGGCCGGTACTCGCCAAGCGCTGGCTGAGCTGATGGCCTGGAGCGGTATCGAGGAACAGGGCGAGGCCATCACGCTGATGATTCATCATCTGCATGGCCTTGGCCCGGGCGCCGCCCTTCCCCTGCTGACACCTCCGCGACACGAATACGTGATACCCGAAAACGTGTCGCGGAAGCTGAAGCTGGCTTATCAGCGCGAGGAGCTGAAGGCCATCACGCGCCCGGAGGAAGCTGAGTGGTAAATCTTGCCGAAGGCTCGCGTGGCGTTGGGGCGTTCTCAAAACCAACATACGCAACAGTCGAGAAATACGGAGGCT